TATGGGCTCCAATTTTCACTCTTTCAGGGGTTTGAGCCTTCGGAATAAACTGCTCAAACCAACCAAAGGTGTTTTTTCTCGGGGCAAGATTTGCTCGATACTCAGGCAGCCAAACGTACTTTAACATTTGGTTGGCAATGGCTAAAGACATAACACGGTCATCGTGGGGTGAGCCATGCATTTTGCCGTTACTTTCACGAATAAAAGTTCGCAACTCAGCAATGGTGGATTTGCACATCAACCAAATAACAGAGTCACGAATGTTTGCATTTAACTCATCAATAGCCAACGGTTTAGAAACCGAAGTAGTACGCCAACCCAAAGTTTCGCTAATCGTCGGGTTGCGTTGACCCAAGCGTCGTTGTCGGTACAAATTTTTATAGCCCACGCGTTGCAACGCTTTTAGCGTTGTCAACCCGTGGTTGTTTGACTCAACCCCAATAAGACAATGGTTGTACCACCAACCCAGAGCATTTAATACTTCTTCGCCAAAAATGTCTGCATCCACATGACCATGCCAATGTGCCACCACAGCACCTGTTTCAACATTAATGATGTGCGCCGTGCTGTAGTCTCCGTGCCCCAAGCCTTCGGCAACGTCGGCACCAATTACGTAAACTTGTGATGGCTCTGGGAACTCCCACACAGCAAGCTCACCGCCATCTTCACGGAACTCATACATTCCTTTGCCCATAATTTTATGCAAATAGCCGCGGCGAGGCTCCTCGGCCTCGCACGCGCGTAACGCTTCCAAATCAAACACAGGACGCCCAGAACGGATAAACGCCTCATCAGGGTCGGACGGATATTCTTGCGCCAACTGCCAATCAGGCAAATCACGTTTCTTTGCCTCATACCAAGCCACATCACGGTCGCCAGCAGACCACGGAAAAAAGATTCCTGTAAACCTATTTGTGTTGGTTTGCGAACCAACCCACAACTCGTGAAAGATATTGCCTTCACCATTTGCCGTGGACAAACAAATAACACGACCACCAACGTCAGCAATAGGTTCGATAGAAGCCCACGCTTCGCTAGGGTTTGGCAAGAACGCCATCTCGTCAATGATTACGAGATAAACCGATTCACCACGAGCAGGGTCGTTGCCTGATGGCAACGACTCAACAGCAGACTCATTAGCGAACACAATCTTCAACTGGTTATCCGACAACAGTTCCGGGCCATGGGCCTTCATCCAATGAGGCAACATTTTGTAGCCATACTTTGATTTCTGCAACAGTTTTGCTGCTTCGCGCTCTGTGCGCGAAAGCATAACAATAAACCTGTCAGGCCAAAAGAAAGCCAACCAGAAAGAATACGCGGCAGCAAGAGTAGAGAACCCAATTTGTCGTGCTTTCAACACAATTGAGTATCTGCTTGTTAGCCAGGTTTCTATTGTTTCTCGTTGCGCATCACGCAACTCAAACTTGATACGACCCCGCTCAGGGTGTCGTATCATCCAATAGTTGGAGCAGAAATGTTCAAATGCGGCAACCTGTTCTTGAATGGTTGCTGTGTCGGAACCTTTACATCTTCTCCATTCCTTCTCGTTGAGAAGGTCTGTGAGTTCCATTACTTCCTTTTACGAACAGCTTTCCTGCCAAACGCTGGGTCGCTAGTGTTTGCCCAACGAAGAATTGGTGGAATCAAAGCAGCAACCGCTGCTTTACCTAGGTCATCTGGCGCATAGTTACCTGTAGCGGCAACAGCAACGACAGCACCGACAACGCTACGAAAATATGACTGTAGTGCTGCTTTTTGTTGTTTACTGATTTTCATTGTTATCTCCTACTAGTTCAATCCATTGCTTATTCGGTTCAGACCACACATAAAGTTTGCCATCTGAAGGCATTGGGGTTGGTGCTTGCCAATCAAAGTTTTCATTAAGAGTCCACGAACCGTAAGGTTGTGGTGCGATAAACACATCGTTTACAGCGTTATAAGTGTAACCGATACCAGCGTATGTGCCACGAATAGTGCCGTTGTATGAAGTCTGTTTCCATTCGCCTTCAAGTTTTAGAGTGTCAGCAATAAAGGTTTGACCTAGTGCTTCTGTTTGAGGGAAATCAAATGTTGGTTCACCGCAAACTTCGTTGCTAAGCACAATCACTTGCGTTACTACATCATTTTCTATTTTTGCAAAGTGTGCCATTAGAAAGTGATACTCCCTGACGCTGTAAATTGGTAAATCCGATAACCGCCGCTAGTTGTAATTGTTGGTGAACCTGTTGTGCTTGTGGCTGCTGGTTTTGTGTCTGCGTATCGCAATATCACTATGCCGCTACCGCCTGCACCACCGACTGCCGTACCGAATCTTTCTGCGCCACCACCGCCACCGCCTGTATTTACTGTGCCTGCTGTTGGGTTTGTTGTGTAACTTCCGCCGTTTCCGCCGCCGCCTGTCCCACCTGTACCCGCCGTACCATTATAGGTTGCGCCGCCGCCGCCACCACCGTAAGTTACCGCTGCACCGCTATAACTGTTGCTTCTTCCGTTACCACCGTTACCAACATTTGAACCGCCACCACCCGAACCTGCGCTGCCTGCACCACCACCGCCCGAACCATTTTGAGGCGAAGTATAAGTGCCTGTCGCTGTGCCGCCTGCGTTACCAAAACCTAAACCAGTTTGCTTGCCACCTTTACCAACCGAACCACTAGCACCGCCGACACCTGACGAACCGCCGCCCGAACCGCCACCCTGACCAGCGTTAAAATCGTTGTAAGTTCCGTCGCCACCGCCACCAACTGCACCAATACCGCCAGCAAAACTATTTGAACCTTGCGAACCTAACTGACCGATGCCACCAGTAACAACACCGCCTGCACCGCCAGCGCCAACAGTAATAGTTACCGTTTGACCCACATTATATTTGGCGGTCGTTTCAACGACATCGCCTGCACCACCGCCACCACCGTGATAATTACCTGCACCGCCACCGCCACCACCCGCAACTAATAATAAATCAGCATCAAAAGTACCAACAGCCTCAACTACGGTTGGTGTGTTGCTTGCAGAAACATAACCCATCAACCTAGCGGACACAACTAAACCTCTTCCTCAACCTCAGGAACTACAGGCGCAACAAAATCCTGTGTCGCCTCATCATAAGTGAACCCGATACCAGCATATTGTTTGCCTGCAGTATCAAAAAAGGTTTCAACCCAGCGACCTGTGTAGCGTTGCGGGTTCGCTTCTAGGAACTCTCGTTGCACTACAGCAACATGGGTTACTACATTGTTTTCGTTGATTTGTGCGAAGTATTGTGCGCTCATATTTTTTCTCCTAATTTTCTAGATTTTGAACCTGACATAAACAACACCTGCTGCGCCTGCGCCACCTACGCTTGGTCCGTTTTGGCAAGTGCCACCACCGCCTGCACCATAGTTCACACCTGCGTTACCTGTGCCAGTTATTTTACCTGCAACACCGCCGTTACCTGCTGCGCCACCTGTAGCCGAACCACCACCGCCACCACCCGCACCAGCATAATAAGTTGAACCACCAATAAAACCGCTTATGTCAATGCCGTTTCCGCCAGCACCACCGCCACCAGCCGTTCCGTCAGCGCCAACACCACCTGCACCGCCACCGCCACCACCATTTGAAGTAGCAGTTCCGCCACCACCGTTATTGCCGACACTTGGTTGAGTTGTTTTTCCACCTCGTTCTGTGCCACCTATTCCACCACCACCTGAAGCACCATTAAACCCATAGCCTGGACCTGCAATTTGTTGACCACCACCTGCACCGCCACCGCCAACGCTAATGATGTTACCGATAGAACTTTCACTACCATTACCACCTTGACCACCTTGAGTTGCACCACCTGCACCACCAGCACCAATATCAATAGCGTATGTTGCAGCAGGCAAATAAATAGTTGTTGTGCTTGATACATCTAAAACGCCACCACCACCGCCACCACCGCTTCCACGATTTGTGTCTGTGCCACCGCTTGCACCACCACCGCCGCCGACAAGCAGGACATCAAACAAACCACCTGTGCTAACAGTCAAATTCGCATCACTCGTAAAAGACAACAGCGTATAGTTTTGACCACCAACAGTAATTGTTGATGAAGTACCACCCGAAGCAGTTCCGTATCCGCTTAGGTTTTGTACTGCGCTAGTTTTGCTACGAATATAAACAACACCAGCAGCACCATTACCGCCTGCACCTGTTCTAGTGCCACCGCCACCGCTACCTGCTGTAGTTGCATTATTTCCTGTGGCATTTGTTAAACCTGCAACACCACCATTACCCGCTGTTCCACCTGCTGTAGTGCCACCACCGCCACCGCCTGCTGCAACATAACTGGTTGCTCCAGTTATCCACGAAGAAATATCTACACCATTACCACCCGAACCACCTGTAGTCGTTGTTGAACTATTCCCACCTGCACTTGAATAACCACCACCACCACCAGCCGTATGATAGTAATAACCCAAACCGCCATCATTACCAAATGCTTCGTTTACAGATTCGCCTTTATAATTTGAGCCGTTTACGCTTCCAGCACCGCCACCGCTACCACCGCCACTTGCAGCACCTTCACCACCTGTACCACCACCGCCACCTGAACCACCACCAGCAGCCGCAATAACCGAACCTATTGCGCTTTCAAAACCAACCGACCCACGAGCCTGACTAGTTCCACCGCTTCCGCCAGCACCAACATCAACTGCGTATGTGCCTGCCTCTAAATATATTTGTGTAGTTGAAGCAATACCAATAACCGCACCAGCACCACCACCGCCTGATGCTTCGTTAGTACCAGCAGCACCAGCACCGCCACCACCGCCGACCAGCAAAACATCAAACAGACCTGCTGAAGAAACAACAAAGTTACCGTCGGAAGTAAAAGTGTAAAGATTATAACTAGACCCACCAGCAGTGATACTTGATGAAGTACCGCCTGAACCTACACCGTAAGCGCCAACCTGCCCAACAACAGTCGGGATATTACCACTACTGACATAGCCAAGTTCACGCCTATTGGGCATGGTTAAACCGTAATCTGATTAACGAAACCGTGAATAGTAATTACGTTCGCTGTTGCAGCAAACGCACGAACAGTAAGCGCAGTCGCATTACCCTTAATGAGCAACCCAGGAATTACAGTCACTAAACCAGCCTCAGGCTGAACGGTTACTTCAATGTTGCCATCAGGTGCAGTAGCCTCGCCCCACTCAATCGTCAATTTAACTGACGAAGCAGAAGTGTTTACTGCATACAACCAAACCTCGTCAAGAGTTGTCGTTGTTGTTGAACCAGTATGAACAAGAGTACCAGCCGTTGCGGTAGCAGCAACTTTGATGGCTTTGCCGTCTGTGCTGTTTGAAAGAATCTTTTTGGTAAATGTTGCCATTTGTTATCTCCTAATAAGTGGTTAAATCGTTCCCTACATGAATACTGCGGCTTCAACAGGGTTGAAAGCCGCCACAGGGGCGCTATTAACCCACGCTGAACCATTGTACGACAACAACTGTCCGTTACTAACGGACGTTATCGTAACATCATCCAAACCATCCAAGGTCGTAACTCCAGCAGGGACAAGGCTATTGATGTAATCCGCAACATGGGCAGCCGTAATCTTTTTGCTAACAGGAGTACCGTCAACGCTGTCAACAACAACAAACAGGTCGCCAGAAGCCAACTCGGTAAGCGCAGTAAGTTGTGTTATTTTACTATCAGCCATTGCCAGCCTCCATCAAAATGAAACCTCCATCTTCTAGTAACAAATCGTTACCATCTTCCATTTCAAGGTTGTACACAACAAAATCGCCATCGGACCAAAACGTGTTGGCAACATCACCCCAAGTTGTTCCAGCGACTCCAGCATCTTTGTAATACTGATACTGCAAACTGCCACGATATTGCAACCCAACAGTAGACCAATGGGTGTACAACAAATCAGCCAATGTGTCACCAGCCTCAGGATACATTGCCATTAAAGCAACATACATTTGGTCATTGGTTTGACCCATTACACCACCTTAAAATTACGTCGCGATTTCTCATGGGCAGCAATCTGCCCAATAAGTTCATCGAGTTCAGAGTCGGTCAACTCCGTTGCCTTCTTATTAGAGTTAACCGTTACCGTAGGTGGCAACATACGGTTGGTGGCCTGCAAATAAAGTTGGGCTGACTTGGTGTCACCTTCTAGGGCTTTGTTGTAAAGTGTGTCCAAAAGCTTCTGTGTACGTTCTGGGGAGCCTTGGATGTCATCTACCCGTTTCTTCCATTCGTTGACGAACACTTCTTTTTTCTGCCAGCGTCGTAGGGTAGTTTCGTCTACTTGGTGTTCTATGGCGTACTTGGCTTTAGAGGCTGGCACCCGCTCCGAGGGAGCGGTGCACAGCCAGTCAAGATAATTTTGTTGTGCAACTGTGAGCGTTGCTTCTTCTATTGCCATCATTGTGTAGGCAGTTTGTTACATGTAACGCTTTGGGGGGGACTATAGGGGGGGAAACGGAAAAACTCGGTTTCCCCAGTTGCTGTTAATCGCGGCGCCCTAAGCGCCAGCGATTAAGGCCAACACAAGCCAAGGTTTAAGGAGAGTACTGCAATGGCACACACAAAAAAGAAACAAGTTTCCAAAAAGGTGCCTAAAGGTTTTCATCGCATGCCTAACGGCAAGCTGATGAAGGGCTCAAAACACCGTGGCTAAAACAGCTGCCTGGCAACGCAAGGAAGGCAAAAACCCTACAGGCGGACTCAACGCCAAGGGCGTTGCGTCCTACCGTGCACAAAACCCTGGCTCAAAACTGAAGATGGCAGTCACAACAAAACCATCAAAACTAAAACCAGGGTCTAAAGCAGCAAAACGCCGCAAGTCGTTTTGCGCCAGAATGGGTGGCATGCCAGGCCCAATGAAAGACAGCAAAGGTCGCCCAACACGCAAAGCGTTAGCACTTAGAAAATGGAATTGTTAATGGCGTCAAAACCAGTATGGGAAAAGAAACGACCAAAGTCGTTGGGCAAATCTACAAAACTTACGCCAACACAACGGTCGGCAGCTAAAGCTCGTGCCGTTAAGGCAGGACGGCGTTATCCAAATCTTGTAGACAACATGTGGGCAGCTAACAAATAGTGGCCGGCAAAAAACCAGCCAAACGTAGCACCAGCACACCCGTAGCACCCAAAGAAGACTACGGCAAACCAACGTTGTACGTTGGTTTAACGCCAGACACAAACCACATTTGCCCAGAATGCGGCAAAAAAACAAAACGCGCCATAATTCGTGAATATAAAGGCGTACTATATTGCGCAAAAGCTTGTGTGGCAAAAATAAAACGACGCGAATTGAACCCAGAAGGGGTATAAAACAGGGTTTTAAAAATTGGCCTGTACGGCTACGCGACGAAACCATCCATTAATTGCAACGGGCCGCACCCCCACCCTGCCCCCCCTCGTGCTGTGCTGGCGCAAAGAGCGCCAAATGCGCGCGCGAGTTCGCATCGGCGCAATATGGCGTGTATTTGGTATATGGCTCGGGCGCCTGCGCACGCTGTTTGTTGGGCTTTGTGCTGGTGTCTGGGTATGGGGGCAAGTCATAACGCAACAGCGTTTCACAATTTATTTCGCACGCAATTCTTAGCGTGCTCTCTACTTTTTTAGTCTCTCAATAATACTTAGGCAGACGAGTGAGTAGTTTCTACATAAAAACTATTTAGTCGCCTGTCTAATTGTTAGGCAGGATTAGTTTCTACATAGAAACTTCTACTATCAAAGGAGAAAGTTATCAAACACAAACAGACAACACTAAGCCAGGCTTGCTCTTGGTTGAACCAAATCTTCAACACAGAGAAGGCAATGGTTCTCCAACACAAAAGCATGTTGGAGACTTGGTATCTTATCGGTTACGCAATTCACAACCTTGACTTTACTCGTCAAGCGTTGATTAAGGCGAACCCTGACAAGAACATCAAGGCGCAACTTAGCAAGGCAATTCGTTTCGCTGCTTTCATTGACGGCAGTTCACCAAAAGCCAAAGCGTTGCGAGCCAAATACCAAAGCAATCAGTTGCTTCATCTTGATGATGCGTATTCACGCATTCCAAAGAAGAAGACTGCTCGCAAAGCCGTAGTGCTTAGTCCAGAAGATGCTCTCAAGAAATTGTTTGCTTCGCCAGCGTTTAAGGCTTTGCCTATCGCTACGCAGAAAGCAATTCGTAAGGCATCTAAATAAGAATTCGTCCCGATGACGAAACCCCGTGAGGGGTCTGCGCGAAGCGCACTGATGAGTCATCAGAACACAAAGGAGAAACAGAAATGCCAGAGTTAGATAAAGAATATTCCAAGGGAGAAATAATCAAACTTCTTTCCAAGTTGGAACTCGTGGACGCCAATTGGCTTGCCGAGCGCAACAATATTCTTAAGGCAATCAATGAACACACAGCAATTGTTTGCCCGACATCCAACGAGATAAGCGAACTGTTTGAGTTCTAATAAGTTTGCTTAATTACTGTTTGATAACAGTCAGGGTTCACAAGCACTCCCCTGCTTGTGAGCCTATGAGTATTATCAACCGATAATGCTAGAAAGAAACAATGCTTACAAACAAAACACATAAAGCAATAATCCAAGAAACAATTTCTGAAGAAGATGCTCGGTCTAACCAAGACATCCAAAAGAGATTGGAACTGTCATTCGCTTCTCGTGTTGAAGCATCTGGTGGTGAACCAAATGCAATTCACGAATTGCTAATGTTGGCATACGAAATAGCGTTTATATTTCGTTACGCGATTCCAAACACAGATGAGTTCTTGGTTAATTGTAAATTAAAAAATGCGAAGACAGAAACACTCGCTTAGGCGAGTGTCACCTGATTAAACAGGTCTGATGAGTCTTCTTATCAGAACATACAAACAAACAACAAGGAGAATACAATGCCATTAGAAAGAACTGATTACTACAACAGCAAATCACAAGTTCTACAAGAACTAATTTGGGAGGACGAGTTGATTGCTCAGCAGATGACAGAGCAAATCTTCAGAGAGATGCAGTTCTCTGCACAGTTCGGCAATATGGAGTGCGCTATTAACTCTTAATTCCTATTGGAATGAGTTGAGAGTTCACAAGTTTCTATATAGAAACTTGTGGACTCAATTACCCATTCGGGTAGATATACAAACGAACAACAAGGAGAACAAAGTGAAAGAACACAGAGACACAGCACCAACACCAACATCATTGCGCCGTGAAGAACTGGAACGCAAATCAAAAAATGCGTTTTGGTGGAACGACAAAGCAGTCAATGAGTGGTGTGGTTGGCGTATGTCAATCAAACAAGTTCCACGAGTGCGTGAGTTTGACGCGAATCAGCAGGCGTGGTCATGACTAGGAGAATAACAAACGACGAATACCTAACCTTGGCGCTTAGGTATAACGAACAGAGAACAATAAATGAATCTTTACAAAAAGAAATTATAGAACTCAAAGAAAAAAATGAAATATGGGGCAGGTATGTCAGAGAGTGCGTTACCGAAATGGACGAACTCAAAAACAGACTTGATGAGTTCATGGTCAATGAAAAAGATAAATACAATGCAGGAACAATTTGGGTTTCGGGCAACCTTGACAACGACACAGGAGAACAACCATGAAAAAAACATTTAGTTGTAAAAATGCCAACATAGAAACAAAAATCGTTGTTGATTATGAAATGGACAACGATGGCAAAGTGTCTACAAAAACAAATTACCGTGTTATAAAACACGGCATGGGTCATTCGCGAACCATCATGAACAGCGAAACATGGGAACTAACTCAAGAGTTAATGTTTGAAACAAATCTGCAAGCCCTTGAGTGGATATTTAACAAAAACAAAGACGAATGGAATAACAGAAACAGAATCTCGTGAGTATCTACATTACACGGGTGGAAACGCTCGTGTAGTGTGATATACTCATAAGAGTAGAAACTGATAGACATTTATCAGTTCACAAATACAAACACAAACAGAAAGGGGTTGGCTTTATGCCCACCGAATTAGAAGAAGAAGAAAGTTATTCCCTGTGCGACAGTTGTGGCACTGAGATTGAGCAAGGTTACGAGAACATTCACAACTTTGACACTCTTTGCGATAATTGTTACGAAGAACGCAGAGAAGACGAAGAACGAGAGTCAGACTCTGAATATATTTCAGACCATGACTATCGCCCATCGCCGTTGTTCTTCAATGACGACGGTCGCAAATCTTCACAGCAGGCTGTTATCGGCTCAATGCCAAAGATTTACTTTGGTCTTGAGATAGAGACAGAAGCAACATCAAGCACATATCCAAGCGACGGTGCTGAGTTAATTACCGACATGTGCAATGGCTTGGTTTATTGCAAGCATGACGGTTCACTCAACAACGGTTTCGAGATTGTAACTCACCCAATGAGTTACGGTTATGTGAAGAACCATGCAGAGCATTTGTGGGACAGTCTCTCACGCTTGCGACGCAAGGGCTTCCGTGCTTGGACTACCAGCACTTGTGGTTTGCACATTCATGTTTCGCGCAATGCGTTTCTGAATGAAGCACACCTGCACAAGTTCATGTGGTTCATCTACGGTAGCGATGTGTCTCGTGCGTCTATCGCACGGCGCACAGCGCAGGCTGAACACATTGACAACATCAAGCAGTTCGCAGGTCGTGATTCACATTGGTCAAAGTTTGACCGTGAGTCATTCCTCGGCACTGCCTACGACGGCGATGATGACCTCGGCAACAGTCTTTATGTAGTGCCATCTCTTGCAGAGATTGCTAAGGGTCGCACCAAGAAAGGCAACGCAATTCCACCGTATGCGAACGAGCGTTATCTTGCGCTCAATCGCAACAATCGCCACACTCTTGAGTTGCGTTTCTTCAGACCGTCATTGCGCCCAGAAACCATTCAGGCTTCTGTTGAGTTCGTGCAATGTCTGTTTGATTACACAGACCAAGTTACTTACAACCAAGTGGTCAATAAGAATGCGCTCGCATCCTTTCAGTCGCTCGGCGAGTTTGCAATTACCAATCGCGACAAATACTCACAATTTATTGCTCGCGCAATAAGTCGTGGCGTATTCGTTGACCCACACACACCAACCGACAATTCGGTAGATGGAGAAGAATAAATGTGTTTATTAACATTCATGCCTAAGGGCATTACAATCAGTTACGAGCATGCTCGTCGTGCAGCCACTAGCAATCCCGACGGTTTCGGTTTTGCTATTCATGCAGGCGACACTATCTTGACTGACCACGACATGAACTTTGAGCATCTATGGACTCGTTTCCTTAATGCTCGCAAAGTTCAACAAGGTGCTGCGATGTTTCACTTTCGCATAGCAACGCACGGCACAGTCAATACTGACAACTGCCACCCGTTCTATGTCGGTGATGACACGCAGTCAGTTCTCGGTCATAACGGTATGTTGCCAATCGCTGTGCCAGTTGGCGAGAGTCGTTCCGACACTCGCTTATTCGCAGAGATTGTGCTTCCGCACTGTGGTGGCGTTGAGCGTCTTGACGACGACAAGTTCTTCAAGGAACTAGAAGCGTGGTCTAGTGGTAGCAAGTTGGTCATTATGACTACCAACCCTGCAACCAAGTATGACTACTACATCGTCAACGAGAAAGACGGTCATTGGCACAGCGACGGTGTTTGGTATTCCAACAGTTCATACAAGCCATTTACATACACGAGTTATTCTCGCTACGACTACGGTGGCATGTATGGCGCAGGTTGGTCTGCCA